TTCCTATAAATATGGAACGGTAAAGACTTATGATCATACGGTATACCTTCAGGCGAACTGAATATATGTACACCCCCATTAGCGTACATCTCTAACCTGTCATTCTCTTGATCCCAATACTCTAAAGCAACGACAAACTCTTTAGCAGACGAATTCTCTTGTATCTCATGTGAAGTAGCCCAAGACTCATCACCCCAAATATTCGCATCGTTCCAATAACTAGGAATAACTTTATCAATATTCTTAAATCCTTTCTCTTCTTTAAACTTATTCCTAAATGTATCTATATTATATATTTTCCTTCTAAACAAATAAGGCATAGAATGTTTACCGGTATGATCGTGCATCTCGTTATATCCAGGCGCAGGAAACATATGCCTCCAGTCGCATCTCTCAGCACTCAATCCGTCATACTTAATATGTTTCTTACCCTTTTTATTCTTAACTTTCCATAACGTAGGCGCGACTTGCATGCATCCAGTACCACTAAAAGCAACATCAGCCAGTATTAACTGCTTAACCCTATCTATATTGCCAATCCTCTTATAATGATCTATTGCTGATTGAAGACCTATAACGCCGTCACCATCGCCCCTTACTCTCGCTTCAGGCAAAACCTCAAGTAAATTATTATAACGTCTTAAAACGTATCCCATTGTCTCAGGGAAACGATAAGCCGCATGACCCTCTTCACCTTTGCGTAAATGTCTTTCAAACTCATACATCCACAAATAAGCCTTCTCTATCCGATCAAGCTCATCCTGCTTGGCTTCCCAACTATGTAGCCATCTTTTTTTTAAATCATCAACTTTAAGCATACTATCAAAGTGTTAATTCGATAGCAGCTATGCTTGCTTATCTAAAATCTAATGGTTTGTTTGACTATTGTAGCCTCGAATGGTTTACCGTCCCTGAATTCAATCGTTATCTTTCCAAATGGTACTTCATTCTGGACGTATTGTATCATATTTAACCACTCACTGTCAACTGGAATTATCTTTGTGGTGTCTTGTATACGCACTTTGGCTAGTATAATTTAATATATTATTTCCAGCTCACTCTTGCAGTATCTACACTTCTATTTTGCATGAATGAGGATTTAACACCTTTAGCCTTCTTCTTAACGTAAGCTCTGAACATGAAATCTCTCTCTATTAGTAACCTATGTAAGTCCTCTATTAAATGATCGTTTTTGTCTACTGGATTAGGATTAGGGCCTTTCTTGTCTGCTGTTTTACCAGCGTATTCATCCCATACATAGTTCTGTAACTCTTTAATTAATCCTCTACAATTAGAGAAAATGAATATCTCTGGTGCTACTATCATCTTATCTAACTTCATTTCATATCTAAACGCTTCGTCTGTCCTCCTGATGCACTCATGGAGCTTCTTACTACCTTTCCTGAATATAAGTCCTTGAGCGGCTAATCTTTCTGCATACGGCTGTTCTGTAGTTCTCTTGTCATCGTTGTAAGCTGATGGATCTATTAATCTTCCTTCTACTCTCCAAAGATCTTCTTTTTGTTTAATCTTAGCTGCCATTTCAATATCAGTACCAGTAAACATTATCTCATCAATGATATATTTCTGTCCTTTCTCATCTACTGCCATCCATAAGTTAGCATCTGGAACACGTGAATGAGTATCTAATGCGTGATATACTGTAAATTCTTCAGTATTAATATCGAACGGTTCTATTATGTGTATTTTAGGATTGAATCCTTTATGAACCAATCCAAGTAGGTGTCCGAATTTACCGTTTACTCTGGCTTCATACTCGGCTTCTGGATACTGTGAAATCATTCTATCGATATCTACCTTGGCAAGTATACCTCTAGTGCCTTCTACATCTGCACAATTCTCCCAAACGTCTGCTATTACATAATCTATCGTCTTTCCATCTCTCTTGTCGTAAAGGTTTTCTTTGATCCATGCTGAGTATTTTAGAGGTGTGAATCCCCAGAAGATAATCATTCCTCTTCTTCCTCTGGCTACTGTAGCTAGATATATATCTTGAGGTGCTGGTTCATCAAAGTAAACCCATCCTAAATCTGTTGACTCAAATTCTTTAGCGTTCTGTTCTGTTGTCATTAAGTCAAACTCGAATCCAGTATCAGTAACCCATTTAGCTTCATATTGCTTACCTTCCTTTCTTGTGTCGTATTTAATCTCATATCTATTTGATGGAAACCATAACTTTAACTCTGGTACTATCTTCTCTTTTATCGCAGTAGGATCAGATATTATTCTTCCTTTCTTAATATAAGGAAAGTCATTATAAAGCGGATAATCAAAGAATGTTTCAGGTGCTTCTCCCCATTCATCTTTCCATCTACTACGTGTTAAATCGTGTTTAGGCGGTCCATAACAGATCGCACCAACCATCATTGCACAAGTACAACTCTTGCCTACTCCATTGGCTGCACAAAACATATTAACAAAGCTCTTGTTCTCTCCTGTCATTTTAATGAACTCTTCTCCTTTTAGGTTAGGAACAAACGTTTCGGCTAAGTTCTCATCTTGCCTTTTCCTTAGCTCCTCCTTCATCGCTAATAAGTTCCGCAGTCTCTCTGGCGATTTGTTCTCTAAGTTCTTCATCAGTAAGCCTTTCAAACTTGAGTTCATGTTTTTCTGGAGCATGTCTGCCTTTAATTAAGTTGTATTCTCTTATTGCACTATTCTTTGCTGAAAGCTCTGCTCTTTGTTGTATTACGAAAGATAATTCACAATCTACATTTTCATCGTTTAAATGGAACTTGTCGAGTAATTCTCTTATCCTTTCGTTGATACAAGGTTTTAACAGGTACTCAAATGCTATTGCTGATGCGGTTCTTCTCCATCCAGTTTTCTTTTTATCTACATTGAAAGCTTGTGCCGCTGCGCCTATTCTATTGTAGTTAAGTACGTAGTAATTACAGAATAATTCTTCTTTCTCAGTAAGGATCTTTCCGCTCTTAGTCTTATGCCTTAATGGTGTTACTTTTGTAGTTCTTGGCATATAAATAGTAAATAATCTTGTACAGGATCGGATATTAATACTTCAGGAGCAGTTATTTCTGGATGATGCTCTTTGCAGTATTCTTCAAATGTAATCATTCTGCATTTTCAAATAAATCTAATACAAGCTCTACGGCATCATTATCTAAACCTCCTTGTGGATTTTTGAATATATCAGCAATATTCTCTTTTACAGTTGTATGTTCAAATAAGAAAGCTTCATTATCGAATTTCGCAGCCACAGCTTCACCTCCCATCCCTTCTACTAATTCAATTAACGCTTCGTTAGTTTTAGTTAATTCGCTATTCAAGCCTATGTTTATTTTCTCTTTCTCGTCCTGTAGTTTCTTTTTTTCCACCTCGTCATTTTCCTCAGCGATCTTAATATCTAATTTACCAGCCTTTTCTACAGCCAATTTACGTTTATCCTGAAAACCTGTAAGCAATTCAGCTCTTGTATCGAGATAACCTTTAAGAAGCTTTTTCAACGCTCTACGAAAAGAAATATGCTTATCAATATCAGAAGCTGCGTTAGCTGCTGGTATTTTGTCTATAGCATTAAGCAATTCAACTAATTGCTTTTTAGTACCCTTGATAGTTTTACCCATTTTTTTATGTGGTTAAAATATTAAATAGAATCAATATGAGACTGAATCAAAGCTTTTAATTCACCCTCGCTAACTAACTGTTTAAGAGTTTCTAACTCATCTTTAAGCCCTTCTTTATTCAACCTCTTTTTCATTAAATCTTTTACTTTCCTACGATAAAAACCATCCTTTAACGCCCAGTATAGCTTGTTTAACACGCTGCTTGAACTAAAAGACGTAGTTTCGTGCTTCTCTTTACTTTCTTCCCTGATCTCCTCTTCCTTAGAGTGATCCTTATCGGGTAAAGTTTCAGGCTTAAACTCGTTTGTCTTTTCCAACAGCTTGTCTTCTTTCCGGCCATTAAACAGCTTCTTGCCAATAACCTTTTCATACTTTCCCCTTAATTCTTTAATGTCCATAATATTTAAATTAATTAAATCGCTTAATACCAGAATAAACTTTTTCATAAACCTTTCTCGCAGGATCTTTCCTGTCCATCGTATCTAATTGTTGTTCTAACATCCTTTTAGTTTCCTGATTAGAAGTCTTCTCAGTATTCTTACCAATCTCAATAGTTTCTTCATCAACAATAAGCTTTTCTTTTATAGCTGGCCTCATTATTGCAGGATCGTCACTCATATTTAAGAGTTAAAAGATATTTGAATAGTTCTCTATATTTAGCTTTCATACGGAACCGGTTTAGCATCTAAAGATAAATTAATAGCCGTTTGCATAATATCGTCGAACATGTCACGAGCTTTTGCGCAGCTCTCTACTGTTACTATTCCGTTTAGTCTTTTGTGGCTCCTCTCTGTGTCTATTATTATTATCAACGTCGAATGAGTTATAAGTTATAGTCCTTAATTCCTCTCGTAATTCCTCAAATGTTGAAAACGTTTTGTGTTTCATACCACTTACTAACCTAGCACATTTACACGTAAAAGTAAAGTATACTTAAAAGCCCCCCTCAAGGGGCTCCTAAGTCTCATCCCTATAGAACCTATGTGTCCCTATACACAACTATCTTGTAACATAACTAAACCAAAAAAACAACCCCTAGTGAAGGTCATCGTTGTTGAGTAGAATTAGAATTTTTTTTTCGTGCCGTCAAGGCTAAGAGAAAAAAAATTCTTTCTAATTCTAACAACATCTACAACGCATTGCCGACTCTTCTTGAATAG